TAGCAGACCTATTCGTGTTTTATTGTGTGATGAAACAGACCGCTATCCACCATCAGCTGGCACAGAAGGCGACCCAATTAATCTAGCAAGAAAACGAACCACAACCTTTTGGAATAGAAAAATAATTATGGCATCGACACCAACAATAAAAGGCGTTTCTAGAATAGAAGCAGCGTTTAATCTATCAGACCAAAGGTATTATCATGTGCCTTGTCCAGAATGTGGTCACGAGCAAACGCTAAGTTGGAAAAATGTAGTTTGGCAAGACGATGATCCTGAAACAGCAACCCTTTCTTGTGTTAATTGTGGCTCTGTATTACCAGAATCAAAAAAACAATGGATGTTAAAAAATGGTCGCTGGGTTAGCAGCAATCCAAATTCTAAGATTGTTGGTTTTCATATATCAGAGCTTTACTCACCCTTTAGGCGGTTGCCAGAAATCGTTGCAGACTTTTTAGAAGCAAAAGAACATCCCGAAATGTTACAGACATTTATAAACACTTCACTAGGTGAGTGTTGGGAAGAACAAAAACAACTTGTAGACACAACAAAACTCATGGAAAGGTGTGAAAATTACAATGATGAGGCTGTGCCAGATAATGTTCTATTTATCACTGCTGGGGTAGATACACAAAAAGATCGTTTAGAGTTACAAGTTATAGGGTGGGGTGATAATTACGAAGCCTGGGTAATAAGTTATGAAATTTTATGGGGTGAGCCTAGCACAACAGAAGTTTGGCAAAAACTAGATTCTGCTTTGAAGAAAACCTACACAACTGCTTCAGGTAAAAAAATGCCAATAAAAGTTACCTGTATAGATTCAGGCGGACATCACACCCAAAATGTTTACGATTTTTGTCGACCTAGACAAGGTAGAATGATTTTTCCAATAAAAGGACAAGCACAATCAGGCAAACCAATAATTGGTAATGCTACTAGCAGTAGAAAAAACAGGGTTTACTTATATCCTGTTGGTACTGATACTGCTAAAGAATGGATTTTTGCTAGAATACAAAACGAAGAAACATTAATTCACTTCCCAAACACTGTAGATGACGAATACTTTAAACAATTAGTAAGTGAGCGCCCAATCAAGAAAAATGTAAATGGTAAAATAAAAATTGTTTGGTATTTACCCAAAGGTAGAAAAAACGAAGCACTTGATACTTTTGTGTATGGTTTAGCTGGGGCATACTTGCTTGCGCCCAACTTTAAGCTCTTAACACAGAAAAAACCCGAAAAAACAGCAATTAAAAGAAAAAGTTTGCTAGAAAAGCGTTATGATCGTAATTTAAGGCAGAATCCTAGAAATTTTGTTTATGCTTGGAAAGATTAACGCTAAAATTTAATGTAAACTATTTCACATGGCTAATTTATTTGATAGAGACAACTATCCTGATCAAGAACCGAACACATTAGTAGCAGGCGATAGATTTGTGTGGAAAAGAACAGACCTGCCCAGCGACTACCCAACTGATACCTATGCTTTAACTTATGAGTTTCACGAAGATAGTGGAGGTGGTGGCTCACATAAATTTACTATAACTGCTACAGAAGCAGACAATATATATTATGTTGAAGTGGCTAGCTCAACCACAGCATCTTATTCTGTTGGTGATTATAATTGGGATGCTTTTATAACTAGGACAGCAGATTCACAAAGATTCAGAATAGACAACGGCAAAACCAAAATAGTTCTTAATTTAGCAAACACAAATGCTGATACTAGAAGCCATGCAAAAAAAGTTTTGGATGCGATAGAAGCTGTCATTGAAGGTAGAGCTTCACAAGATCAAATGAGTTATAGTATCGCTGGCAGGAGTTTGTCTAGAATGTCTGTTGATGATTTATTAAAATTTAGAGACAGGTATAGATCAGAATATATGACTGAGGTTAAGCGCTTGAGAATAAAAAACAAACAAGATACAGGAAACACAATAAAGGCAAGATTCTAAAATGGCAATATGGGATAAAATTTTCAAACAACGCAAAAAAACAGCTAAAAAGATGCGTAACTATAAAGCAGCACAGTCTAGCAATTTATTTGCCGACTGGATAAGCGGTTCAGCTAACGCTGATAGTGCAATTAGATTTAATCTTAGAAAAATAAGAGACAGGTGTCGTGAGCAAGCAAGAAACAATGACTATGCTAAGAGGTATCTACAACTTTTAGTCACTAATGTTGTCGGGCAAAATGGCATTAGAGTGCAATCTAAAGCTAGAAATGATGATGGTGAGTTGGATTTTGTTGGCAATCAAATTATAGAAAGAGAGTGGAAAAAATGGTGCAAACATGGCAACTGCACGATAGACGGCAAAATGTCTTTTATAGATGCACAAAAACTATTTATAGAAACTTTAGCAAGAGACGGAGAAGTTATTGTCCGTCATATAACAAGCAATAATCCTCTAGACCCTTACAGATTTCAATTTTTAGATGCTGATTATCTCGATGAAGAAGAAAACAAAGTGATGAACAATGGTCAAGAAATTATCATGGGTGTCAAACTAGACAAGTACAAAAAACCAATCAGTTACTATCTTTTCAAAGAACATCCACATAACAAACAATTTGGTCGACACGATAGAACACACATTGAAGTGCCAGCCGAAGATATCATTCATGCGTATCAGCTAGACAGACCAGAACAAACCAGAGGTCTACCATTTATGACGACAGCACTAAACAGATTAAAAATGCTTGATGGTTATGAAGAAGCAGAGCTAGTCGCAGCACGTGTTGGGGCATCCAAAATGGGTTTCTTTACTTCACCTGCTGGTGATGGATACACAGGCGAAGATACCGATGATGATTACACACCAGTGATGAACGCTGAAGCAGGGACATTTGAACAACTGCCAGATGGCATGGGCTTTCAATCATTTGACCCACAACATCCGACATCAGGTTTCGATGCTTTCCATAAATCAGTATTAAGAGGTATTGCATCAGGGCTTGGTGTTTCTTATGTCTCATTAGCTAACAACCTAGAAGGTGTCAATTACTCATCCATTAGACAAGGCACACTAGAAGAACGTGACAACTTTAGAATTTTGCAAAGATTTATGGTTGACCACTTTATTGAGCCAGTCTTTCAAAAGTGGCTACTACAAACTATGTCATTTAAAGATGGTTTCTTATTGCCACCAGATAAATACGATAAATTCGCTGATAATGTTGAATTTAATCCTAGAAGTTGGGGTTGGATTGACCCTGTTAAGGAAGTCAAAGCCAATGTCGATGGTCTAAATGCAGGTGTTGTAACTATGCAAGACATACAGGCTAATTATGGTCGTGATGTAGAAGAATTGTTCGAACAACATCAAAGAGAAGAAGAATTAGCCAAACAATACGACATCAAAACTGCATATCAGCCATTTGGTGCTGCAAAAATGCCAATCGATGCTGAAATACAAAGCGATGGGGATGAGGATGAGCAAGGGCAGTAAACAACGTCCTAGTTCTATAAAAAAAGAAAAATTTAATCAAAATTGGGACAAAATATTTGGCAAAAAGAAGAAAAATGGCAAGTTATAAACCAACAGCAGGCATGAAAACAGAGGCTCAAAAGGGTCTAGATTGGCGTAGAGAACATGGTAGAGGGGGTACAGCAGTAGGTATCGCTAGGGCTAGAGACATCGTTAGTAACAAAAATTTATCAGAATCTACAGTAAAAAGAATGTATAGCTTCTTTTCACGACATGAAGTAGATAAACAAGGCGAAGGTTTTACCCCAGATGAGAAAGGATTTCCGTCCAATGGTCGTATTGCATGGGCATTATGGGGTGGTGATGCAGGTTTTAGGTGGTCAAAAGCCATAGTAGATAGACTTAAGAAAGAAGATGATGGTAGAATGGCAGAAGATATGGACAATAAAGTAGACAGACATATTAAAGACATTCGTGAGACAGAAGATTCATATATTGTTGAATTTGGTAAATCAATGCCAGAAGAAAATGATGATGAAAGACCTTATGACCACGAAGATGAAGAAGAAAGGGCAGAAGATATGGAAACAAAAGAAATTGAAAAAGAAGAAAGAAGTTCTGACATAGACGAAGAACTTAGCAAAGAAGAAATAAATGAAATAGCAGAAGAAGAATATGTTGCACAAGGTAATGAAGATGTGTTGCGATTCTATGCTGAAGAAAACTTACAAAGAGCTTTTCAATTTGATAGAAGTAAAATTGATGAGGAAAACAGAACTATTATGATTGGTGTCTCAAGCGAAGAACCTGTCGAAAGAAGATTCGGCATGGAAGTATTGGGACACAACGAAGATGAAATCGATATGGCTTTCATGTCACAAGGCAGAAGCCCATTACTACTCGACCACGATGCGACCAAACAAATCGGTGTAGTCGAAGAGTTTGGTATCGATAGTGAAAACAAAAGAACAGTAGCTAAAGTACGCTTCTCTAAAAATCAAATGGCTGATGAAGTCTATAGAGATGTACTTGATGGCATA